TGTAAGAATATCAGGTATGCATGGTCAGCCGAAAGGTAAAGATATTCAATATAGGTTCGATTCCTATCCTGACTACAAAAAAATCGTGGATGTCCTCTTTAATTGTTCGACATCAAAGGTGTGTAGTGACGTCAACACCGCAGGTTAAACGATATCCTGCAAAATAGTCAGGTGGCGGAACTGGTAGACGCTAACTTAACCCAAGAGTAGCCAGTAGGGTCGGTTAAACCGCAAAGGCGTACAGGTTCGATTCCTGTCCTAACTACAGAAGGTGGCAACCCCGAAACATAGAAAGACAAAGTTGCAGTGTTGACCTCAAGTCCCAGTAGGGAGGTACACTTAAATAAAACATGTCACGAGGAAAGTGTCGACTTAAGAAACGGCAAGTACTAACGAAGGGATCACGTCTTCTTAGCTCAGTGGTAGAGCAAGCGGCTGTTAACCGCTAGGTCCAAGGTTCGAATCCTTGAGGGGACGCTAAAATGGCCCGTTCGTCTAACGGTTAGGACGTTAGGTTTTCAACCTAGAAACACGAGTTCGATTCTCGTACGGGCTACAAATTTCAAGAGTAATTAACTTGAAACTGTCAGGTTCGAAACTGACGATTGATTATGGTGTAATGGCACACAGGAAGATAAAGTATGAGAATGGGTACAATCCTTCAAAGAAATTGACACCAGGATTATGGTTCGAATCCATTTTAATCAGCAACAAAATGGCTCTATAGCTGTTAGGGTAGCTCCCAAAGCAGTGAGTGGGTGAATGAGGGTAATTTTGGCTTGACACTCCTTAATACTAGGATCGGAGTTATTCAGTTCAAGGAATATTACAAGTAATTCACAAGATAGGTTCGATTCCTATTAGGGCTACTATATTGCGGGGTGGAGGAGATGGTTTCACTTACTGGGCTCATAACCCAGAGATCGCCGGTTCGAGTCCGGCCCCCGCAACTATATTGCAATGCAGGTGCAGCGCTGGTCTCATGAGCCGGGTTGGGTAGCTCCCCGTGAGTAGTTCGAGTCTACTAATTGCAACTATATTTTCCTCTCGTCTAGCGGCAGGACGTCTGGTTTTGAGCCAGAAAACCGAGGTTCGAATCCTTGGGGGAAAACAAAAACAGATATCCGACGGGAAACGTAGAAGCGCAGGGATGAATAGCACAGTAGGCCCTGAACGTGTGCAAAGTCTGTTTTTATTTGGGGTTGTAGCTCAACTGGCTGAGCGTTACATTTGCAATGTAAAGGATGAGGGTTCGAATCCCTTCTGCTCCACAAAGAGAAACGCAGAAAGAAAATGCCTGCAACGGTTAGCTCAGTGGTGAGAGCGTCGGCGTTGAGCCGAAGGTCACTGGTTCGATTCCGGTACTGTTGTATCAAAAGCTGGATGCAGTAAAAGGTTCCGTATGAGTAGTAATGGAACAAATGGTTTAGTTGCAAATAAATTATTTGGAAAGTTAGGTCTTATGGGGATTCGCGGTCTTAGGTAAGATGAATCTTTTACACTCTTTATTTTGGTCCATTGGTGTAATGGCTAACATGCTTGACTGTCTATCAGGCGCTAAGGGTTCGATTCCCTTATGGACCGCTTTTAAATTTTCCAATATGTATCATTGAATTAGTTTTATTAATGGTTTTCCAATTGTTAATTTAACTAATATATAATGAAAAAATTACTATTATCTTTAGTATTATCTCTATCAACATTTAGTCTTTTTGCACAAGCAACAATCGATACAGTTGCAACAACAACTCCAGATTTTGGAGTATTCGCTCAACTTGGTAATTATGGTCCTTTAGGTCTTGCTGTATTAGCACTAGGGTATGTAGCTTGGATGTTTTTAAAACGTCAATGGGCAGAAAAAGATCGTTTACAAGCCGAATTAGATTCTAAGAAAAAATCAACTACTAAAAGTAAAAAATAATGTCATTTGGACCTTTTGAAGTATTAACTCAATATGGAGTCCTTGGATTTGCTGTTCTAGGACTAGGATATCTTTGTTGGATATTTTTGAATAGACTTATGAAAAGTGAGGAAGATTTGAAAGCAAGGGTTGAAGAACTTGAAGGAGAATATCGTGAAGATTTAGAAAAGAAATTGGAAGAAAGTACCGAAAGTTCTAAAAGCTTAAAAGAAACTGTGTTAATGTTATTTGGTAAAAAATAAATAACTATGAAGAAAAAACTACTTATTGTAGGTATATCCTTTATAGCATTAATTTGCATCCAAATCTTTTCTAGTGGTCATGGACATGTTGTAGTAGTACAAGAAAACGTTCAACTTACAGGAGAAAATAAAGCACTTACAACAGCAAATAAAAAACTTACAAATAATGTAAACCAGTTAAAAGCAGAAAACCAAGAACTTACAGAAGATAAAGAAAATCTTCAAAACATGGTTGCAGAAGTTATTGGGGATTTAGATAGTACTAAATCAGTTGTAAAGGATATAAAAAAAGAATTAAAAAATGAAAAAGATATTAATGTTAGGCAGTCTACTGGTGACCAGTTTGATTTTCAGCCAATCAAACTACCCGCTGAAGACGGTAATCAAAGGTGATTCAGTTGTCATCTTGACTGTTAAGCAGGCAGATGACATTAATAATATATTTGAAAGTCAAAAAGCTAAGATTGCAGCATTTAAAAAAGAAATTCTAGTAAGAGATAGTATAATTGCAGTTAGAGATACTATCATATTACAAAAAGAGCAAGTAATCATACAACATGTATTTGATGATGAGATTACAAAAAGACTTGATGCATTAGAAGCTTGGTTATTAGATGCTTCAATCAATAATGCATGGATTTATTACTCTTGGGATGATAGTACTATATATGCAGTTGACTTACATCAATACTATGTACAAAAAGATAATATGAGTGGAGATTTATATTTCTACAAGTGTCCAACACCTTTTGATCCATATGAGAGAAAAGAAAACCCACTTAAAGGATGGGAAAGAGCTATTGTTAAACCTGAAAGACCTAAAGTAACAAAGGTCCCTATTAAAATGTAAATTATGAAAAATTTCCTTAAAAAATTATTTGACGACAACAACACAATTAACGAAAAAGCAGTGGTTGGATTTATTGCTTTTTTAATGTTAGTAGTAGCTTTACTAGTAGATTTAATTACTGGGGCTTATGGAAAACCATTATTAATCAATAAATTTATTTTTGATGGATTTATGGTTTTAGTATTAGGTTCATTTGGTATAGCATCTGTAGATAAATGGATGAATAAAAAAGATAAACACGAAGAAGATAAAGATAAATAAATAAAAAAAAAAGAAAGATGAGTTTAAAAAGTTTACAAGAAAAGATTGGAACAACAGCTGATGGAGCTTTTGGACCAGGAACTATGAAAAAAGCAATGGAGTTTTATAAATTAACTCCTGTACGTGCAGCACATTTCTTTGCTCAAACAGCACATGAAACTGGTGAGTATAAATTGTTTAGTGAAAACCTAAACTACTCAGCACAAGGTTTACAAGGAGTATTTGGAAAATATTTCCCAGGAAATTTAGAAGAATCTTATGCCCGCCAACCTGAAAAAATAGCTAACCGAGTTTATGCTGATAGAATGGGTAATGGAAATGAAGCTTCAGGAGATGGTTGGAAATATAGAGGTAGAGGTGCTCTTCAATTAACAGGAAAAGCTAACTATGAAGCATTTGCTAAATATTTAGGTCACAATGAAGTACTTGAAAATCCTGATTTAGTAGCTACCAAATATGCTTTTGAATCAGCAATGTTCTTCTTTGAAAGAAATAAATTATGGACAATCTGTGATAAAGGAATTAATGATGCTGCTATTTTAGAATTAACTAAAAGAATTAATGGTGGTACAAATGGTTTAGACCATAGAAAAACATTAACATACAAATATTACGGATACGTAAAATAATTGTATATATAATTTTACAAAAATAAGCGCGGAATCCTATGAGGGTTCCGCGTTTTGTTTTTATATGCGCTTAAAATGAATTATAGACATATTTATAATCATGGACGCAAATAAAATATTTGGATTATTTGGGGGAGAGGAGGAAAGTCCTAAACCTGATTTTGATCAAAAAAATGATATGTCCTATCTTTTAGAGGATTTTAAAAAACATCCTTTGTTTTGGGTTGGAATGTTCAAAAAACTTATTCATAATCATCGAACATTCAATAAAAAAATAATAGGTTTTTTCTCTAGGATGGACGAAGAATTAGATCTGTATGATGTTGAACAAGCTGGAGAGTTTGTAGTATACAATAGAGCTTTCTTTTGGATTAGCAAAATTGATATTACAGAAGAATCTCACCAAGATGCTATAATTCGTTATGCAGATGATCATTTCCTTACATACATAAAATTTTCTATTTCATACTTTCAGGATCTTGAAGAATATGAAAAATGTGCTCATTTGAAAAAAATTCAAGATATTGTTGAGAAGCTTTTAAACTAAGCTTGGAGATGCATTCTCGTGTTATTATATTTGAGATACGAGAGAAAAAGAAAATAAAGAAAGTATGAAAAACAGAGAGATTATAATGAGACGGTTAGAGAGAGCCGAGGGTGAGGTTGAGAAACTACACATGATGATGAACCGAGGAGGTACTCGAGAACAAGCCGAGGAAATTCTAATTACCCTACGTGAAACAATAGATGATGCTAAATCATTTATTCAACAAGAACCTCTAGGTCCCGGAGAAATTAATCAATACTAAAATAGTTATGCAATTAACAGCTGAACAAATTCAACAAAATTGGTTGGACTTTATTGGTTTTATTGATGACCATATTTCTGAACCAAGAAAAACTGCTCTTAAAGCGTTTTATGAAAAATATGAGGATCGCATTGTTTTGATGCCTGCTGCTCATAAAAAAGAATACCATAATGCTTTCCCTGGAGGATATGTAGAACATGTTAATCGTGTTGTTACTTGTGCTCTTCATCTCCATAAATTATGGGGAGATATGGGTGCTGATTTAGATACATTTACTAAAGAAGAACTTGTATTCTCTGCTTTAAACCATGACCTGGGTAAAATGGGTTCTGAGGAAGAAGAATCATATGTTCCTCAAACTGATCAATGGCGTAAAGATAAACTTGGTGAAGATTATATGTTTAACACCAAAGTTCCATTTGCATCGGTTCCTGATAGAGGTTTATTCTTACTCCAGGCACATGATGTTAAATATACATTTAATGAGATGGTAGCTATTCAAACACATGATGGTTTGTATGATAAAGCTAATGAAAAATATCTCATGAACTTTATGCCAGAACAAAAACCACGTACTGCTCTTCCATATATTATCCACCAGGCAGATTTGATGGCGGCTCGTATTGAATTTGAAAGAGAATGGTTACCTAAATTAAATGGTAGCGTGGAGACTAAAAAGAAAAGTTTTACATTGGAGTCAAATAAAAAAACCCCTTCTAAAACCGCTGCTCAAACAAAAGCATTAGGTTCATTAAAAAATGAAGGACTTAAAAATTTATTAGACAAATTATGATAATATTAACAATAATTTTAGGTATAATGGTCGTGATCTTAGGATACACGACCTTTAACCTTCTACGTAAAAACGAAAAACAAGAAGATATCCTTGTAGGATACATGACTTATCTAAACAAAATCTCAGACATAATTGAAGCATCTGATAAGAAAGTTAAAGAAATTGATATTAAAGGCAGTTTCAAATCAGATGATGAGGTAGGTTTTTTCTTCCAACAAATCCAAAGTATTCAAACTATCTTGAATTCTTTTATTATTAAAAATGTTGAAAAATAATGGAAGTTCAAGTAAAGAAAAAGAAAAAAGGGGTACAATATTTTACCCAAGAAACTGAAGATGCTATTGTTTTATATAATAAAACTAAAGATCCTGAAGTAAGAAGTAGACTTTATAATGATAAAATTCATTATGCTTTTTTCAAATTAACAGAAAATATTATCCATACTTTTAAATTTTACTACACCGAAGTAGATAATATTGAAGATTTACAACATGAAGTAATTACTTTTCTTTTAAGTAAGATTCATTTATTTAATAAAGATAAAGGAGCTAAAGCATATTCTTATTTTGGTACTATTGCAAAACGTTACTTAATCCTTTCAAATCAGAAAAACTATAAAAAACGTATTGATACAGCCCCAGTAGAAGTTTTAGAAGAAGACGAATCACATTCATATCATATCGATGATTCACCTTATGATGAAAAATTGTCTAATTTTATAGATGCTTATACTGATTATTGTACTAAAAATATTTTTGAATTTTTTCCAAAAGAGTATGATGCTCAAATAGCAGATGCAATTTTAGAATTATTTAGAAAACGAGAAAATCTAGATGTTTTTAATAAAAAAGCACTTTATATTTATATCCGTGAACAAGTTGATGTAAAAACTCCTAAAATCACCAAAATAGCTAATCAGCTTTACGATATCTTCAAAGAAAATTACATATTTTATTTAGAACACGGATATACAAATTTTTAGTTCTAATATTTATAAGAAACTAAATGGTATATTTATGTCACAATTTGATAATGTAGTCTTTGGTAAGAAAAAATTTTCCGATCTTTTAGAGGAAATTTATAATAACCAAAAGAAAAAAGACCAACAGGTAACAGCTCTTATTAATGAACTAAAACCCCTTATCTCTGATATTGGGGATGCTACTTTGGTAGTTCCTTTAATTAAGGAATACATGGATATAAGTGTTAAAAATGATGATATCCTAATTAAAATGGCTGCTTTAGCTCAACGTGCTATGCAAACTCAAACCGCAGAAGGTGCTTTAACTATTTCTGATGAAGAAAAAGAGCAACTTTTAGCTACTATGAATGATTTAAAGGGAAAATAAATAATGGCTTTAGTATACGGTTTATCGGCTAATGAGAGTCAAAATCAAAGTTTTTTTACTGACTCTACTTCATTTACCATTCAACCGGTTAGGGTACGTTTTTCTTTTTTAGATGTTGAATATATTAAAACTACGTATCCTAAATTATTTGATAAATATGGAGGATATGATACTTTAGGAGGTGTTTTATTTGAACCCTTTACAAATCCTATAGTTCCTACTAGTGAAGTATTTGAGGATAATTTAATTGCGAATTATAAATTTGCTAAACCTTTATTTCCTAATATAAGACAAGTTCCTTTATTAAATGAAGTAACATATATAATATCTTTACCTTCTACTAGAACTCAAAATCCTAGAAATATTGATTTAAACCAAACAGATTTTTATTATTTTCAACCTATAAATCTTTGGAACACATTAAACCAAAACGCATTCCCAGATCCATTAGCTGAATACTATACTCAATCTAAACCACAACCAAAAAAAGTTTCTTATCAAAGAACCCAAGCAGGAGCAACCATCAATTCAGATCAACAACAACCTGAAATTAATTTAGGAAATACTTTTGTTGAAAGAAGTAATATTAAATATCTTAAACCATTTGAAGGAGATATAATTTATGAGGGAAGATGGGGACAAAGTTTACGATTCGGTTCTACAGTTAATAACCAAAATCCTTGGTCTAATGTAGGTGAAAATGGTGATCCTATTCTAATTTTAAGAAATGGCCAAGCCCCTTCAGATACGGAAACATGGATTCCTACTATAGAAGAAATAAATAAAGATTTAGGATCTATATATTTTGGTAGTACTCAACAACTTCCATTAGAAGCATCATCGGCTGATTATTCAAGTTACCAAAATAATCCTCCCACAATTCCTAATCAATATAGTGGAAGTCAAATCATTATAACATCGGGTCGATTAGTTTTCAATAGTTCCGATGATCATATTCTTTTAAGTTCTAATAAATCAGTTAACTTAAATTCACAAGAAAGTGTTAATGTTGATACTGATACTATGGTTATACAAACTAGTAAATTATATTTAGGAGATAAAAATGCTGATGAACCTTTACTTTTAGGTAATCAAACAGTTGATTTATTGGATCAACTTATTGAATCTCTTAAAGTATTTACCACAACATGCCAAACACTAGTTAGTACTCCTCCCGGGGTTCCTTTAGCTCCATTAAATGCTATTGCTACTAGTGTAAATAATACTTTAGTTTTGTTACAAAAAGATTTACAAAACATCAAATCAAAAGATAACTTTACTATATAATGGCTATTTCGAAATCACAATCAACTAATATTCAAAAATCTCGTAAAGGGGATTATGGTTTATCTTTTAAGGATTATAATACAAAGAAAAAACAGGAAACTGAAAATATTAGAGCAAAACTTGCTGAACAAAGAACAAGTGCTTCTTTAGAAGCAGCAACTAGAAAAGAAAAATTAAAAAAAGATCAAGAAACAGTATCTAATAATACTCCTGATGATATGAAACCAGCAGGAATAGCTAAACTTAATGCTTTAATTAATTCTCAAGTAGTTAAAATAAGTTCTTTAGTTATTCCTAATCTTTTACTTTTAGCTAAAGAAGTTGCCCAATCCAAAGGAGTTAATTTATGCCCAACTCCAGAAGTAACTCAAAATACTTTACTAAAATTAAATAATATCACTAAAGATATTAATTTTATGGTAGAAGGAGTAAATAAAGTTGCCCAAATAAGTACAGCTACAAGTACTGCTATCAATACTGTTCAAACAGTTTCCTCTACTATTAATACAACAATTCCAATAATATCAGCAGCAGCTAAAGCTATCCCAGTAATCCCAGGAGCTGTAGTATCTATTTTAGATGATTTAGATTATGTTAATAATATACTATTATATAAAAAAGATGGAAACCCAAGACTTCCAGTTTTAGTAGGAAGTGTTAATTCGATATCATTAGGAATTTCAATGTATTCTTCAATTTTGAGAAATGCATCATCACTAATTAATGGATTGTCATTAATATTATCCCAATGCCTTCCAGAAGGTCAAGTTCAAGAAATTGAACAATTATCGGATTTAACTAAACAATATGTTGATTACGGAAATGATAATTATGATAATTATGATAATACATCCTATAAAGGATTTGTAATAAAAATTGAAGAAGTTCCTTATACTCCTACTGTAAATCGTAGACGTGCTGTTGGATATACAACAAACGGTGTTCCTTTAATACAAACAGAATTATCATTTTCTACAAATAATCAAACATTAGTCACAGAACTTAAATTGATTATTGATAGAGATAATTTAAAAGCTTACTAATTTTAATATTTATAAACAATGAAAACTGATGCTTTAAAAACTTTAATAAAAGAAGCTGTAAGAGAAGCTATTCAAGAGGAATTGAAAGATATCCTTTTGGAAGCAGTTCGTGCTCCTAAAACGGTTGTTAATGAAACTGTAAGAGATACTTATGCTCAACCTCACTTGGAAAAACCTAAACAATTAACAGCTGCTGAACGTCAAGCAATGTTTGGTGGTATTTTAGGTGAAATGCAAAATGGAGGAGCAGCAACTTCACAATACGCAGGAAACTTCAACCCAGCTCCTGTAGATACAATAAACGGATCTTTACCCGCAGGTGAGGTAGGATTAGATATGATAATGGGTTTAATGAATAAATAATAATGGCTATAATTGTTCAAAATAGATTTCCTAATGATTCAATAGATAGGAAAGCAATAGGGGTTGATATTCCCTTTAATGCACCTGCTGTATTTAAATCAAATTATTTAACAAGAAATGCTATTAAAAACAATTTAGTAAATTTTTTCTCCACAGATCAAGGAGAAAGAGTATTTAATCCTTTTTTTGGAAGTGGATTAAAAAAACAAGTTTTTGAAAATATAAATAACTTAACAGAAGATTTTTTAAGAAAAATTGTTAGTGATGAACTTTATAATTATTTCCCTTTTGTTAGTGTACAACAAATTGATATAAAAACAAATACGGATTCAAATTCAATTAATATTGTTGTAAAATATCAAGTTGTTAATTTTGGTATTCAAGATCAAATTAATATTATAATATAAAATGGCTATTAGAAGAGATATAAAATATGTTAATAGAGACTTTACGTCTTTAAGAAATAGCATTATAGACTATGCTAAAACATATTTTCCTAACACATATACAGATTTCACCCCAGCATCACCAGGAATGATGTTTATGGAAATGGCTGCTTATATAGGTGATGTATTATCATTTTATACAGATAATCAATTCCAAGAAACCTTTATACAATATTCTAGACAAACCCAAAACTTATACGATTTGGCTTATATGTTAGGATATAAACCTAAAGCCACCAATGCTGCAACAGTTGATATGGAAATATATCAACAACTTCCAGCTACTACTTCAGGAAGTGGTGCTGGTACAGTAACAATTCCCGATTTTTCTTACGCATTACAAATCCCAGCTAATACAACTGTAGCATCTAATCTTAGTGGATCCTTACAATTTTTAATTACTGATAAAATAGATTTTTCATTTAGTAGTTCTACAGATCCAACAGTAGTAACAGTTTATCAAACAGCAGCTGGGGTTCCAACTTATTATTTAATTAAAAAAGTTAGAAAAGCAATATCGGCTACTATTAAATCAACCCCATTTTCATTTACAACCCCAGTTCCATTTGATTCTAGAATAATTAATGATACTAACATTATAGGAATTTTAGATATCACAGATAATAACACAGGTGATAAGTGGTATGAAGTTGATTATTTAGCACAGGATACAGTATATGAAACTATTGCTAATGCTAACCCTAACGATCCAAATTATCTCCAAAACCCAGATGTTGCTAACTTATTAAGAGTAAAATCAGTTCAAAACAGATTTGCAACTAGATTTTTAGATAAAACAAATCTTCAAATTCAATTTGGATCTGGTATGCCTGGGGATACTACTGAGGAAATTATCCCAAATCCAGATAATGTAGGTATAGGTCTTCCTGATAATCAAAGTAAATTAACTACAGCTTACGCACCTACAAACTTTATATTTACTAATACTTACGGTATTGCTCCTTCAAACACTACCTTAAATGTTAGATACCTTGTAGGTGGAGGTGTAAATGCAAATGCTCAAGCAAATTCATTACAAAATTTAGATACAAATAGTGTAACTTTTGTAAATTCTAATATAGCTAATAGTAACTTAGCTAATCAAATATTTGGAACATTATTAGCAACAAACCCAAATGCTGCTTCTGGTGGATCTGATGGTGATGATATTAATGAGTTAAGACAAAATTCTTTAGGAAGTTTTCAAGGTCAATTAAGAAACGTAACATTTGATGATTATGTTGTTAGATCTTTAAGTTTACCTTCTGAATACGGAACTATAGCTAAAGTATATGCTACAAAACCAAATGCAGCTTCTAAATCTGTAAGTACAGTTGATTTGTATGTTTTATCATATAATAATGATAAAAATCTTACTACCGCATCTGCAGGTTTAAAAAGAAATTTAAATACATATTTGTCTCAATATAAAATGATCAATGATTCTATTGGAATCAAAGATGCTTATATTATTAATATTGGTATTAATTTTGAAATTATTACCCTTCCAGGTTCTAATTCAGATGAAGTATTATTAAAATGTATTGATGTATTAAAAAATATATTTGACATCGATAAATGGCAAATTAATCAACCAATATTATTAAGAAGTTTATTTATTGCTCTAGATGCTGTTCAAGGAGTTCAAACAGTAAAATCAATTAATATTGTTAATAAAACAGATTCTACTTTAGGTTATTCAAATTATGCCTATGACATCTCAGGAGCAACAGCTAACAATGTAATTTACCCATCACTAGACCCTATGATTTTTGAATTAAAATACCCTAATTCAGATATTCAAGGTAAAGTAGTACCTTTATAATAACAAAAATGGCAGTATATAAATTATTTCCTACCAAAGACGCAACTTTATATTCTTTATTTCCTAGTATGAATACTGGGTTGGATGAAATTGTAGAAGCAACTGAAACATCTTTTGCTTACTCAGAACCAAATCCACAAACAAGTCGTTTTGTTATAGACTTTTCTGAAACAGAAATAGATGATGTATTAGAAAACAAAATTGGTATTAGTAGTTCAGCTCAATTATTAAATAATAATTTATGGAAAGCTAATCTACAATGTTTTATAGCAACATCTACAGGTTTACAAGCAAATACAACAGTTGAATGTTATCCTGTATATGGTACCTGGGATATGGGAACTGGTAGATATTTAGATGATCCTATTTCTACTAATGGAACTAGTTGGATATGGAGAACCTACTCAGGATCAGGAGGTGCCCAATGGTTAACCTCTGGATACCCAGCATGTGTAACAGCTTCTTTTAATACAACATACGCTGTTGCTGGTGGTGGAACTTGGTTTACAGGTTCAACACAACCTTGGTTTAATTCAAATACTTACCCAATTTCAGCATCTGTAACATTTGGTTATTGGGATAGTAAAGATTTAAATTTAAATGTAACTAATATAATTAGAGCTCGTTATACTGGCTCTATATCTTCTGATGGATTTATTTTAAAACAAGCAGTTGAATTTATTGATAATAAAGATGTTCAACCTGAATTAAAATATTTTTCTAGAGATACACATACAATTTATCCCCCAGCATTACAATTTAGTTGGAGAGATTATTCCTTTAATACAGGATCATCTACTCAAACAATTTTAAATACACTTCCGGCAACTTTAACACTTGCTCAAAACCCAGGAACTTTTTATCCACAAAGTTACAATAGATTTAGAATAAATGCCCGTCCTGAATATCCAGTTCAGCTATGGCAAACTGAATCTGTTTATTTAAATAATTACTATTTACCAACAGCATCTTATTGGGCTATTAAAGATTTAGATACAAATGAAATGATAGTGGATTTTGATACTCAATTCACCCAAATCAGTGCAGATGCAACTTCAAGTTATTTTGATGTTTATATGAATGGATTAGAACCAGAAAGATATTATGCTATTCTTATAAAAACAAATATAGCAGGAACAGTACAAGTATTTGATGATCAATATTATTTTAAAGTAATTAACGGATAATGGCTAATTTTCCTTTAAATAAACAAGTATTTGAGAAAAAAGCGTTTAGTGATACTATAAACACCGCTTTTACAGAACTAACTTCATCAGTAGTTATCCCTACAGGTTCAGTTTTACCTTCAGTAACAGAATTTTTTACTTATTATCAAGCTTTATTTTATCAAATACCTAAGTTTGGAGATACAAATTCTCATCAATATCTTGTTGTATCTAGTCAAGATTATATAGGATCTGAAGCTGGGGGAAATGAAGTAGTAGATGCTTTAATAGCTGAGGTAACTGCTTTAAGACAAGAAAATCTAGATCTTCAACAACAATTGGCTAAAAATACAATTACATCTGTAGAAGATGCATTAAAAAATATACAAAAACTAAATGGTTAATATTACTAACATAAACCCAGATACACTAACTCTTCAGAATATTAGTGCTGAAGATATTAGTATTATTCCTAATACAATCATTACATCTTCATTTAGTCCGGTAAATGATAGGATTGAATATTTCGTTTATGATTTTAATGATAATCTTTTATATTCCAATCCAGATTTAAGATCATACAAACCTGTTCTAACAGATTCAGAAGGAAATTTAGTTAGTATGGAGATTTCTCCTGAAGCAGATGCTATTGCTTCTGGTTATGATACTGGTATTGTTAAAACAATTTATAATTTTGTTGCTCCACAATTTGATTCTGAAAATCAAAAATTATATATCAGTGAAATATCACCTTCAAGAACAGAAATTAGACTTAGTTCAAACACAAACCCTTTATTTCAAACTGATAGTATAATTGATACTTTTTTAAGTAGTTCAAATTATAATTTATATACTACATTTAGACAAAATGTAGAAACTAGTAATTATTTTGATGAATTTTATTTAGATTTTGGAAATAACATTTATGTTGTAGGTGTTAATTCTTTATTAGAATATGATTCACAAAATAATACAATTTCTTTATTAGTTAAGTTATATGAACCTCTTCCAACAAATATAGGTTTAAAAACTGAACTTTATATTGTAACTAAAAAAGCAGAGTCAATTGCTTATCAAATAGAATTTGTTCAAGAAAATTTCTTTCAAGATTCTACATTTAAACTTAGTGGACCTAATTATAATATTCCTTTAAAAGACGAAACAGGTCCATTAACTCAATATAAAAATTATGATGATATTGTTTCTACAACATTATCCGGTTCATATTTTCAATTATTAAATAATATATCTTCTTCTTCTCCTGAATTATCTATAGATTATACTGATTATGAGGATTTTATTTTCTTCTCTTCAGCATATCAAAGATTATATAATTTTAAAGAAAAAGTTACAAATATATCTGCTTCACAAGCTCAATTAAATCTTTTATATAGTAATATAACAGGACCTACAACAGCTTCAATAGCCGTTTCTTCTAGTAAGATATTGTTAGAAAAAGAAATTGAAACTATAATTTCTAGTTTTGATGGATATGAAAATTTCCTTTACTACACTTCAGGAGCTTATGCTTGGCCTAAATCAAATACACAAGCTCCTTATGTTTTATATCCACCTACAAGTACTCAAGCAATAAACTGGTATGCTACACAATCAGCAACCGCATCTTTATATGATTTAAATAATCAAAATAATTTAGATTATATTGTTCCTGAATATTTGAGATCTGATCCTAGTAATACAAATTATATGTTGTTTACTAGTATGATTGGGCAGTTTTTTGATGAAATATGGATATACACAAAAGCAATTACCTCTAAATTAGATGCTAATTCAAATTTATATGAAGGAGTTTCTAAAGATTTAGTAGCGACTGTGTTAGAATCTTTAGGTACTAAAATATATGATAGTACATATACATTAGAAAATATTTATAGTTCCTTAATTGGACTTTCTTCAACTGGTGCTTTATATCCTTCTACAGGAAGTGAAATGATTACAAATTATGTAACTGCATCCGTTCCAAACACAGAAGATATTCCAACAATTGATGATTTTGTAAAATTATCATATAAGAAAATTTATCACAATTTACCTTATCTCTTAAAGAAAAAAGGTACAAATGCTGGTTTAAAAGCTTTAATTAATATTTTTGGTATTCCTGATACTATTCTTCAAATCAATGAATTTGGAGGTAAAAATAAAATAGGAAATAATGATTGGGATTATTGGCAAGATAAATTCAATTATAAATTAGACATAGAAAATATTAATCAAAATTTTGTTTTAACTCCATGGCAAGTAAATACTCTTTGGAATGCTGAAGATAATAGACCAAACACTATCCAATTCAGATTCAAAACCCCAGGATTAAATTCAGCCCTTACTTATCCATCACAAAGTTTATGGAATTTAGATAATGCTGGAAATACAGCACTTGTATTAGAATATACTGGTTCAGGATATACAACTGGATCTTATTCTGGTTCAATTACAAGTAGCTTTAGTGAATATGCAACCTTAAAATTTATTCCTAATTACGGTAATGATCCAGCATCATCAGCAAGTATATATTTACCATTTTTTGATGGAGGTTGGTGGTCAGTAATGGTTACTCGTACTAATGATAACTGGAATTTATATGCTGCTAATAAAATATACAATGGATCAGATGGATTCATTATAGGATATACAGGTTCAGCTTCATCAAGTGGAGCAGTTTCTACGGCTTGGGCATCAGCGATTGAATCATATTTTGGTACCGATGGATCTCCATTATATATAGGACCTAAAACCTATGAAAACTTTAGCGGTTCCTATCAGGAAATAAGATATTATAATACACTTATTCCTTCGGGAACATTTTATGATTATGTTATGAATCCTTCATCTATTGAAGGTGTAGGAATTAATGGTGCTTATGATCAATTAATATTTAGAGGTACCTTAGGAAATGATCTTTATACTGCATCTAAATCGATGCATCCTAAAATTACAGGTTCTTATATAACTCAATCATTTGCTTCTAATAGTAATTTTGATATTAATGATAGTACTTATTCAATAAATAGAGAATTTACCTTCCAAGATCAAATCCCAGCAGGTGTAAGAAATGCTGTTTCTAAAAAAATTAAAAATGTATCTACTATATTACCATATAGTGGATCAAATGAAGTAAATCTTCCTCAAAATACAACTTTATCTCCATTTATTTATATTGATCAAGATAGTTACAATAGTTCTTCTTATGTAGCTGATGTTGATTATGTAGAAGTAGCATTTTCACCTCAAAATGAAATCAATGAAGATATAAATGCTCAAATAGGATATTTTAATATTGGAGATTATATTGGAGATCCAAGATTAGTATCATCCTCAGCAGAAACATATCCTGAATTAGATGCTTTAAGTAAAAATTACTTTGCCAAGTATTATAGAAATTATAATTTATGGGATTATATAAGAATTATCAAATATTATGATAATGCTTTATTTAAAATGGTTAAAGATTATGTACCTGTTAGAAGTTCTTTAACAACAGGTATTGTAATTAAACAACATATTTTAGAAAGAAATAAATATCCGGTTCCACAAGTTAATACTTACACAACAACTTCATTTTATGGAAGTGGTTCTACCCCTAACATAGTTTGGGATACTCCATTTACTTTCCAAAATATTGAAATCACAGGATCACCAATCCAAATGTACAACATTACAGGTAGTACAGGAGGTACAATGCCTGATTTATTTGGATTAACTTCCTCAGACTATACAGGAAATAATGTAGTTAATATTACTCAAAGTTGGACAGGTTCTACTCCATCTCTTTTAGGTCCTGTTGCTTTTACAGATTCAACTCAAGCAGAATTTTTCAATGGTGAATTAAGTGGTTCATCTATTTTAACAGATAATGGAGGTGAATTAAACGAAGCTAATCCTTATAAAATGGCTTCTACTCAATTATTACAATATACCACCTCAGGATCAGGAAATAATTCCCCATCCTCAGGAAGAATTAATTATACTGTAGTTATTGGTTATAATGGGTCTAATTATTATTACTATGTAAATAAATTATATATTAATGAAGTAGATAGTAATGGTACAAATATTAGTTTAGCATTATCTAACCTTTCAGCTGGTGATGAAATTACCTTTACTACATATACTGATGTTCTCCCTCCAGATGATTATGTTACAGCAACCGTAACTGGTATAATAACTTCTATTACACCGGTTACTAGTACAACTTGGACTATAAATTTAAGTAATACTTTAGGATTTCAAGCAATAGTTTCAAATTTTTATTCTAGTATAGGAGGTTATTCAATATTAGGACTTGATTATTTAAGTAATGTTATTATAAATCCATTCTTAAATGATTCTACAGGATATGCTAATTCTTCTTATAATCCTTTAGTAGATAATGCTGTTATATCAAGACCAAATCCACTTCAATTTGATGTTGATTTTTCTTCAAATGCAATTACTGCTGTTAATAAAACAACAATTATCAATGCTTCTAGAGGTACAGGAAGTGCAACACCATCTACTATTCCTGAATCAAATTATACAACAAAACGTATTTTTAATCCTAGATATGATGGTTGTGAAAATACTTCCCCTAATTTTAATCTCCTTTCAGGCAGTCAATTACCTTCAGTTGAACAATTAACTCGTTTTGGATTATATTATGAGTATGCTGGAGGAACAAACCCAGAAGTTCCTGGAGTAACAGCTTTCCAAATTAAATTTTTATTTGATGAGTTAGGTAATGTATTCTCTCCTAACCTTTCAGGATCATATTATGGAGATTTACTAGATGCTTTCCCTACAAATACTTCAGTAGTAGTAACTCCTTATAATACACCAAATGTAGTAACTCCCCCAGATCCTGTAGCTCAATCAAGTATTCAAGGAGTCCATTCAGTATTTTGGCCTGGAGTTTATGTAAATTCATATTTAACTTCTCAATCTGGTTCACTTGCCGATAATGGATATGTAACAAGTTCAATAAGATATACAAATTTAGATGAAAGTAATATATATATTGATAATTTAGGATCTATTTCTTTTCCATATTGGGCTACTACTTCATCTCTTTATGGTAATAACACATTGTTATTCCCAATAACATTATCAACTAGATTTAATTTAACCATGACCTCAGTCTTGAATGCTTATTCTAGTACTAATGTAACCGGTTCAACCTATATAAACCCTGAATGGAGTTATTATAATTATCCTAATACTACTTACCGCCAGCTTGCTAGTACTGAATCTAGTCCTAATAGAACTGGATTTGATAGTACTATTACTCCTTTTACAGTTTCTCCTTTTGAATACAACTATGCAACTGCAAACCTAAGTTACACAGGATCATTTGCTCCATCTCCAGATATTATTCGAATTCAAGCAACTGGTTCTGATGATTATATTAATTTAGAAGTTTCTAGATATATTCAACAATCTGGTGGTACTGGTAGAATAGAACTCCGTTCTGATATTCCCGTAGGATATGTTGAATCAGATGGACGAGTTAATAAATATACTCTTCTTAGATTTACCCCTGCAGCTGATAAATTATATTTAAATATTAACAAATCAGGTGGTTCTACAGGAGCAGGATTTATATTACCTTTATATCCATCAACAGCATTATCTAATAATCTTCCGTCAATTATCGAAAATTTATCAAATAAAGGATTAATTTAATATATTTATAACAAAATAAAAATAAACAATGGGATATTTAAATAACTCAGTAGTAACAGTAGATGCTATTTTAACTGATACAGGTCGTCAATTATTAGCTCAAAATGATGGTTCTTTTAGAATTACACAATTTGCTTTAGCCGATGATGAAATTGATTATACATTATATAATCCAAACCACCCATCCGGTTCTGCATATTATGGACAAGCTATTGAAAACATGCCTTTGTTAGAGGCTTTTCCTCAAGCAACACAGGTAATGAAATATAAATTAGTAACTTTACCTCGTGGTACTGCTAAAATGCCTATCCTAGATTTAGGTTATAATGCAATAGTAATTAAACAAGGTGCTTCATTAGCAATTACACCTCAAACATTAAATTATTTAGGTGGTAATACTTATGAAACTAGTGGATATACAGCAACCATCTCAGATGTTAGATTATTTAGTACATTTGAAGGAATTGGTATAAATACACCACAAGCTCAAGCATTAAATTCAACATCAACTTTAGGTACATCAGTATCTAAAACAGTTGTTGGAACAACAATTAACATAAGAGCAACTACAGTAAATACATTATTTGGTTCAAATACTTCTTTACAAGCTACATTAACTGTAGAAGGTAGAGATTCAGGAGCTAGATTAACAATTCCTGTAACAGTAACACAAGTATCTTAATATTAAATATAAAATATGTCATTTAACAGACTAGACCCCGCCGATTTTGTAGTAAGCACAGATGCTGTTTCATCAACACTTTGGTCTAATGGATCACCTTCATTAACAGCATCATTTACATCCTCTGCACAAGTTGCTGGAGCATCTGGAAATTATTATACAAACGTTTATAACTCAGCAACTACTGAATCTGTTCAATTTGCTATTGCTTATGGAAATTCAAATGGTAGTGGTAGTTTAAATTATAACAACGCTGTAAACGGTTATTCTCCAACAAGTACTATTTTTGGTCAATGGCAAGATTTAGTAATTGGGGATGAAAATACTAATTTTACTTTTGGTGCTATTACTTCCTCAGAATTCTTTGCCTTAACTTTTGAAAGAGCAAGATATAAAGATGCTTTATTTTTAGGTTCCTTATCATTAACCCTTTCAGGTTCATCTGGTTCTATTACTTTAACAGATAACAGTAATTATGTAACATCTGTTCAATTTACTGAAGCAGGACGTGTATTCCAATTGATCACAGGCTCAACAGGTGTTATATCTTCTACATTAACAAGAAACACAGCAGAAGGATATTCAAAAAATTCAGGTTCATATGGTTGGTTACTTCCGGATATTGGAACTATTATATTAAATCCTTTAGCATTAGGTGATTTTGCTGTTAGTGGTGGTATTGGTTTCAGATATAGTGGTTCTGCAACTGCTTCTGCGGCACCTGTTACTGCTCCAAACAATGCTATGTTTCAAGCAATAAGTGGTGGTATTGCAACAGCCGGTGCTTCTAATGATTTTTATATTAATTCTCAAGAATCTGTAACATCTGATTATATATTTGTTAGACCTAGAAGTACTGAATTTAATTATTCTGAAAACCCATCATTTATTTCCGGTTCAACTGGAGAAGTATTGTTTTCTAGTTTTATTAATAACCCAACAACTTATATAACAACTGTTGGTTTATATAATGATACAAATCAATTATTAGCTGTAGCAAAACTTTCAAGACCTTTACCAAAAGATTTTACAAAAGAAGCTTTAGTTAGAGTTAAGTTAGATTTCTAAGATGAATGGGAGCATACAAACAATTTCTAGCATCGGATATAATAATAACCCCTTTTGAGGTTAGTAAAGGATTTTCCTATAAGGGAAATGAATTGACTGGATCTGATGTTAGTATTGATAGATTTTTAGGAACCAATCTTTCAGGAACATTATTTAATCCTAATACAGATCCAACCACAGGATTTATATCTACTCAATACCAAAGATTGATTTATAGTTCAATAGAAGAATTATATTATTCAAATTATCTTAGTTCTAGTTATGGGAGCCCAGCAACAACCCAAAGTTTAGTTCCTGGTAATGATGCTGCTGGTAATGTTTATGTAGGACCTTCTAATTCAATAGGAAGATATTTTAATTATAACCAATCTACATTAACATTTGAAAAATTTTTCCCAACAGGATCAGGAAGTGCAATTGCTGTAATGTCTGTTCCTTCAAGATTATACGGAAATTACATTCAACCTAATTCATTTACTTGGACTTGTCCTAGTGGATCAGTTTATGATGATGGAGAAGGTAATTTAATATTATCTTCAACAGGTGAAATTTGTGGGCAAATATTTTATCCTCATGGGTTAGCAATAATTACTAGTGATAGTAATCCTGGCTTAGATGGATATGGTTATATAACTTATGGTAGTGGTATATATGGTGCTGCGTCAACAGATATAATAAATAATTTTGTTACTTCTTCTAATGTGACATGTTCATTTTCATCATCTCTTACAATATATGAAACTCAATATAAATGTACTTTAAGAGATAATGAATATAATTTTACATTAAACCCTTCATCAACTTCCGGAAGTGTAGCAGTAACTAGTTCTATTGGAACCTTTTATACTCCTGGTCAATATTTAAATAATAATGTAACAGGTTCTTCCTTTAATCCTTATATTACAACAATAGGATTATATGATGAATACCAAAATTTATTAGCAGTAGGAAAGTTATCACAACCACTTCCTGTTTCACCAACAACAGATACTACAATACTTATTAATATAGATAGATAAAATGGCACAATTAAATTCTTCAAATGTCGCAAATGGTAATATAG